GAAGCATTGTTCCCAACTTCAAGCTGTGGATATACCACTTCATTAACAGTCACACCACTGTCAGTAAGCTGTACAGATGCCACGCAGGATGCCACTTCTTTAGCCAGTGTGAATGTTCTTGCATTATTTCTTGCAACAATGTAATCCGTTGTGCCATCTGCGTAATTCAGGATTAACTGCGCATATGTATAACCAGTAGTTTTTCCTGACGAAAGTGTATATGTTTCACCAACAACAAACATGTTCTTATCAAGATTGCATGTTGTCATGGCATAAGTGCCAGTTGATGTTCCAGTACACTGAATGGATCCATCAGCCTGTTTTGTGAATGTCACACCCTTGGAAACAACCTGATTAGCAATCTGATCAATCCTGAACAGGTTCTTGTTTGTGACTGCAATAGTTGCCAAGACTATTTCTTCTGATTGTGCGTTATAAAGTTTTAAGTCATTAACAGCTTCATTGGCAACCGCATCCACAACATGGATCATCTGACCACTTGCAGTAGCTACTATTTCTGACTGTGCTTCAATGGTCAGTTCCACTTCTTCTGATCCATCATAAGACTGACCATTGATAATCAGTCTTTCTGGATTAGGAAGCTGTGTTGGAATCAGTTCGTCAACCTGTTCCTTGGTGTAATAGTTATTTGGATCAACAGTACCTGACTGTTCCAACAGGTTCAGCAAATATTCAATAATGTCAGCATTCTGCTGCACAACAGCTTCTGTGGTTTCCAGTCCCTGAAGCACTGGCAGGCTGTAAACTGTTGTGTTGAATTCCTGCACTACATCACCAGATCCATCTGTAGCAAACAGTTTTAAACAGACAATAAACTGTACATTTCCCTTATAAGCACATGCATTCCTGCCAACTAACCAAGTGAAGTTCATCAGTGATGGATCATCACCATCCACTTCCAGATCATCAACAATGTACACATCCCCATCACCATTAGCATTCATGTAGTTGATCCTTGCATTGAAAGTGGAAAGATCAAATCCACAGTATTCCTTTGGCATTTGGAATGGGATCTTATTGACATCATCATCTGATTCAACACCAAGCAGTGTGATGCTGTCTGGTATTGCCATTGTTCGCAGATCATCATTAATAACTATGTAATCATTTGCCATTGTTGTTCACTTCCCCTATAATTCTTCTTCAGTTTCCGTCAAAGTTTCCTGTTTTGATTCATCTATGACATCCATGCTGACATTTCCAACCTTGCCCATCTGATACTGGCTTGCAAGATCAGCATCCACCCAGTTCAATGACATGTACCGCTTACCTTCCAATTCAGGCAGTGGGATCAGACCGAACATTGTTCTTTTTTCGTTTTCGTAAATGGATCCAGTTGGTGCAAGCAGATTGACCAGTTCAAGCTTCTGTGTAATTGTCATGAAGATCAGATCTTTAGGATAAAACTTGATCTGGTTTCCAAATGCCCTTTCACGTGAAGTGAACATCTTTTTGGTGAATGCCTGTGAAATAGCAGTGATCAGTGGTTCAAGTGCCTTCTGATAAAAAGCTTCATACTGTTCCTTGCTGAAATCACCTGTCAAAATTGAAAGTGGAATTCCCCAAGTGCGCAGGATCTTTTCATCAACAAACTTTAATGTGTCATTGTCAACAAGCTTGATGTCCTTTGGAAATGGAATAAATTCTGCTTTCAGATCCAAAGGCAGGAAACCGCTTTCAGAATTGTTCAGCCTTCTTTCCAGTTCACGCACATTGGATTCCACTTTGCCATCATCAAGCATGGTGTTGTACTTCACCACACCATTGACCTGATAGGATGAATTCATTGCTTTGGCAATGCCCTGAAGCATTGTCTGGTTCAGATTCAGTGTGTCAAGCAGTGGCTGATTGTCTGGCTGACCGAAACGATTTCCACCCATGTATTCATTCAGTGAATAGTTGTACTTGATGTGGATCACATCATCATATGGAATAGTAGTTGTTTCCCCATTCCAAAACCAAAACTTCACAAAAAGCCTGCCACCTGCATCTTCTATAAAATCAACCTGTGTTGGATTAATTGGATATAAGCTGTCATAATACCTGCGTTCTTCACCAGTCTTTTTATCTACCCATGTGTAATATGTAGGAATAATGAATGCGTTGTAATTCATCAGAAGCATCCACACTGTTTTTTCAATGAATTCACTGGTGGTCAT